AGGAGACCCGACAAATGATCAACGACGCAAGTTTCAAGGTGTGGCAGCAATTCTTTGATGATCTCACCATTACGCCGCACGAACGCCGCCGACGCGACCGGCAACAGCTCGGCAAACGAGTACGCCTGATCGCCATTGACCTGGAACTGTCAGGCAACGAAGCTGACGCACGCGTGTTGATGGAAGCCGCAGGCGCACTGATCGGTGACGAACAATGAGCGACACACTGTTTGACTACGCCGAAGGGCTACGCCTGGCTGATGAGGGCATGACGGCCGCCATCGAGCACGCAGGCACCGACTGGCGTACTTGCGCCGAGCAAGCGGTGCGCACCGTTGCCAGGCTGCGCATCACGTTTACATCCGACGAGGTATGGGATTACATGAACAGCCACAAGCTGCCCGAACCCCCGAACAGGTCAGCCCTGGGCGCAGTATTCAAGGCGCTGGCCAAGGCTGACGTGATCCGTGTTACAGGGGAGTGGCGTAATAGTGCTAGACCTGAGACACATACCCGACCGTTGCGAGTGTGGCAAGCAATCTAAACAAGGAGAACCCGACCATGATTGATTCGATGACAATCACCATCACGTGTCGCTCATGCGACATTAAAACCAGCATCAAAATGGCTGGTTGGCAATTATCGGAGCCTGACGATTGGTTTGGCTTTATCAAAGACCTGAAAAAGGTTGGTTGGCAACGACACTTTGATGCACAAAAAGGTGGTTTGCTGAATTTGTGCCCAATGTGTGCAATCCCTGAACGGAAACCAATCTGATGGGATTTGACCTAAGCAACTACGAGACAGTCGAGGAACGCCTGGTGCGCTGGTGGCAGGCATACCCAACCGCCCAAATCGTCACCACCATGGTGCACTACGACACCAAAACCGTGGTATTCCGTGCCGAGGGCCTGGTGGATGGCCGCGTGATCGCCACCGGCTACGCCGAGGAAGTGCACGGCTCAAGCCCCGTCAACAAAACCAGTTTCGTGGAGAACTGCGAAACGTCATCAATCGGCCGCATGATCGGCAACAGCCCGTTAGGCACGAAACCTGGGTCACGACCGTCACGCCAGGAAATGCAGAAGGTTGAGCGCAGCGGCTACGCACCGGCACCCGAAGCGCATGGCGGCCTGGCGACATCCAAGCAGCTGGGGTTCATCAAGAAGTTGGCGCGTGATCGTGGCATGGATGACGAAGCCGTGTTTGAGGAACTACGGGAGCGGTTTGGGCCTGAAGCAGGGCTGCTTGAGACCTTGACAACACGCCAAGCCAGCCAGGTGATCGAAGCATGGAAATGAGCCGCCAAGACCAGATTGCAGCGATCTTGGCTGACGGACAGTGGCACACTGAACGGTCATTATTTGGCGATCTGGATTGGCCGTCATGGTTTCATCACGAGCTGCGCCAAATGCAAAAGGCAGGGCTGGTGCAATACATGCACGACCCGTGGGGCGATACCTGGTGGAAACGCTGGTGAACGAAAAGGAACTGAAAAGCATCGTGATCAACCTGGCCAGAATGGGCGGCTGGCTGGTACACCACGACCTGCCGGCTATGAACATTCGCGGCCGTTGGGCAACCCACGTGGAAGGGGACGTTGGTTTCCCTGACCTGGTGCTACTATCACCGCACTATGGACAGCTCATGTTCGTCGAACTCAAATCTCAGAGAGGTCGCACGACGAGCTCGCAAGATAACTGGCTGGACAGCCTGGCTCTTGCTGGTGTCGAGCATCATGTTGTCCGTCCTTCAGATCTTGATTTCATAACACACAGGCTTACTAGACCCGATCTATACAAGTGAATTGTGAGGAACTAACTAGCTAGCCAATCCGCGCATAGGAGCTGGGAAAACTGCAGAAAGCCCCAGCCGGTTAGTTGGTTCCTTAGAGTTCATGCCACATTGATGGCCCATGACCTACCAGGGGTTGCGCCTTGGGTGGATGACACTCGGCAACGAGGGTAGATCAACACGCCCTGAGTCATGCAACACGAAATGGTTTGGGCAAGGTGTTGAGGCAAACAAGTCAATGCAATTGGGTCTGGGACAGAGGCAACCCCAGGGGTGGGCATTACACACCTATGCCCTTGGAGATGCGCAGTAAGGTTGACAACAAACAAACCCTGCAGACTGGAACCCGTCATGAAACGAAACGCGCCTCGACTGTCAGCAAGGCCGCAGGCCGCGCTAGCACAACCGAGCGAAGCGAGGGCGTGAGAATGGGCGGCGCATACAACGACCCGACCTACAAAAAAAACAGGGGGGCACTATTAGCCGGGCACCCCCCCTGCACATACTGCGGCAAACCAGCCACCGAAGCAGACCACATCGTCCCCGTTCAATTCGGCGGAGACAACAGCCTCGACAACCTGACACCAGCCTGCAAAACCTGCAACAGCCGACGTGGCAACCGACAACGACAAGCCAACGACCAAGCACGCATCAACGCAAGAAACCGTGCCCTACACGCACACGGCCTACAAACACCCAAACCCCAAAACGATTTTTTACAGCAAACCCAAACCACCCCGACCCATCTCTGTGTCGTATCCACCAACCCTGATTTGGGTGAACTGGCTGGGATTGGCCGAGATTGGCCGAGATTGGAAACGCCGTGGGATGACCAGCACGGTTCGCTCGAGGCGGAGCTGGGGGGATGGTCGGAGAAGTTTCTTGGCGTGTCGTTGATGCCGTGGCAGGCCAGGGCGTTGGCTGGTTTGACTGCGTTGCGTGCTGATGGCAGGTTTCAGCATCGGCTTGGGTTGGTGTCTACGGCGCGGCAGAACGGTAAGACGCATGCACTTGCAACCTTGGTGGGGTATTTCTTGACGGTTGAGCCGCAGCGCCGCGGCCAGCCCGTCACGGTGTTGTCCACTGCCCACCGGCTTGACGTGGCCGTCGAGCTGTTTCGCAAACTGGCTGAATTACTGGAAACGCAGTTTGGTGCGAAGGTCACGTGGGCGTATGGGCGTAACGAGGTGCGTATGCCTGACGGCTCAAGGTGGCTCGTCAAAGCCGCTAGCCCGAGCGTTGGCCACGGCCTATCAGTAGATCTAGTCGTCGCTGACGAAATCTGGGACATTTCAACCGACGCGATCGATCAGGGTTTGCTGCCAACCATGCGCGCCCGACCAAACCCACTCATGGCGATGTGGTCAACTGCTGGCACCGAATCGTCAACCGTGTTCTTGCGTTACCGTGAACAAGGCTTGCGGCAGATTGATGCCGGGCAACAAGGCGCGTTGTACATGGCTGAATGGTCACCGCCGCCTGACGTTGACCCGATGACACCAGCCGCGTGGTCGTATGGCAACCCAGCACTTGGCCACACCCTGCAGCTTGAGACCATCCAAGCTGAAGCCCAATCCCCTGACCGCGCTGCGTTTCTGCGTGCCAGCGTCAACCTATGGGTGGCCAGTGATCGCGCCTGGGTAAAACCAGGGCAATGGCCTGAACTGCAGATTGATGAGCTGCCGCCTGGTGGCGTGGTCGCTGTTGAATCCAGCCTGGATGACAGCCGCTACTTCGGGGTGCGTGCCGTGCCACTCGGTGACGGCCGCATCGGTGTCACCGTCGCGTTTCACGTTGACACCATCACCCAATGCGTGCAAGCCATAACCGAACTGGCCGCCGACCCAAAAACCACGTTCGCTGTCAGCCCAACCATCGAGCTGCACATGCCAACCGTGCTCGCCAACCGTTTCCAGATTGTCGGCTACGGCGAACTATTGCGCTACACACCAGCAGTCAAAAACATGATTGAGGAACGCACCCTGCGCCACACAGGCGAACAAATGCTGGCCGAGCATGTTCAGCGCGCCGTCGCAGTACGCACACAAGGCTCACTGGCGTTGTCGTCGCAACGATCACCAGGGCCGATTGAGTTAGCCAGGTGCATGGTGTGGGCGGCAGCGCTCGCAGCTCGACCACAAACCAGCGGCAAACCCATGATCGTCATTGCCGGGCACTAACATCGCGACCGGCACCCCTGGCCGTTTTGCCTTTCGT